CCCTCCCATAAGAAAGCCACCGAATACAGCTGCTGCCATGAAGGCGAAGAAACCTGCCATGGTCATAGCTACTTCGCCATACGTAACCGTCTCCTCGCAAAGGTAGGAGAAGGTCTCGCTCTTGGTCTTGGCGAGCTTCCTGATTTCACACTTGAGGGCCTTGATGCCCTCCTCTACGCTGATGCCTGCAGGGCGCACCTGAGCATCACTAATTAAAATAGAATTCTGCATATCGCATCATCTTGTTTCCATTAACAGCCGATTGTACAAAAGGGTGGCGGCTGCATTCCCCGTTGGAAACAAGATGATGGCTTATCCGAGAGGACAAATCAAATCTTACGGTTCATGCAGCCGCCATTTATTGCGAGAATTATTTCTCCAGTTAGGAAAATATATTTTCCCAGTTAGGAAAAACATTTTTCCCGATTAGGCATAAAAAAAGCCTGCGGCCTGAAGCCATAGGCGAAACGGTCGCCCTGCCGGATAGATTACTATCATCTTGTTTCCGTTGGCAAAGGTACGAAGAAAATCCGGAACCGCCAAATAAAAATCGGGAAATTTTCACACGATGAGAATAATTAACACTTAAATATGCTGTAGAGCATAAAAATGAGGGGTTCGGGGAATGAAAAGCCCCGATGCGTTGCTGCACCGGGGCTGAGTTGAGTTATTGAACATGTTAGCTATGCTAACTGCAATGCGCCACAAGGCTATGGCGACTTCTGTCTTATGGGGAACGATGACCCCAGCCTCATTATATCCTGTCCGCAGCCGCACGCAAGCGATTGGAAACATCGCAAAGTGCTCCACGGAGCATAACCTTCTCTTCTTCGGTGAAACCACCTACACCACCATTCCCGTCAATACCATCGAGCTTATGATAAAGCCATGATGCCGATTTTCCGAAATAGGTATGTGCTATCTCGCGCCATGATACCGTCATCTGGATATCCTGTATGCGCTGCTTTACTGTGCTGTCCTTAGCCTGCTTCATTGTTACTTCCATAATCTTATGCTTTTTAATGCCCTCCCCGAAGGGAAGGCTGTTGTTAATACTTGGTGTAATACTCTGGTGGCTCAATCATCTCATCAAACAGCTGCTGAGCGTACCATAATAACTGTGGGTTACCTCTAGGGTATGACTTCCGGAAATTTCTGATAGCTTCTATCAGTTCTTCCTCTTTTTCTGTTACTAAAATCTTCTTCATATCGTTTTATTTTAAGACTCTGCAAAGATACTACTATTTTTCGTAGTAGCCAAATATTTTATACGAAAAATCGTAGTATTAACTATGTTTAAGCTTTCTGTATGTGAAAAGGTAGAAAATGAGCGGGAAATTTTCAGAAAACAGCAAGAAAAAAGCCCCGATGCATCTCGCACCGGGGCTTCCTGATAATTTTGATAACTTTATAAACTTGGAAAACCGTACTCTACAACAAGAATGATAGATTTCCATATGAGAATTAGAACACACGCCTGTGCAATGTTAGAAGATCATATTACTATAACTAATAATCATGAGTATAAAAAAGATACATCTAATATAAAATTCAGCCAAACTATACCTATAAACACTTAAACCTATTTTCTAAACATAATAATCCTGGGATAAGAGAGCCTGGAGTGCGGGTTCTGACCCACCACCTCCATGCGCACACCCTTTGTCCCGTAACGAAAGAAGAGGAACCTCTTCGGCACACGATGAACAATCATCTGGAGGGTATCGCGACTCTCGATATGCACCTGCATGCTGTCACCCTCGATTTCGCCCCGCAGGGTTATCCATGGATCACTCCAGGAAACCGTCTGCGAGACGTCGGGCGGTCGGTAGGAACCGGAAAGAAGCCGACTGCATGTATCGTGAGGAACCGGCCGGATGGCTGCCTTCACGTCTACCTGGGTGGTGGCAGAGGTTGTAGCTGCCGCCATGATCCGGCTGTTCTTTATCTTGAGTTCCTTCCTGTTAACGGCAAGGAGAGAGTCCGAACTGCGTTTCAGATCAGACGTCTTCAACGTGATGGCTGGCACGGAAGCTCTTGGCCTGCCTGACTGCGTGCGGCCTATCTCTACCTTGCCGTTGTGAAGGAGGATATCCTGATTCTCTTTCGTGCGCTCCGTTTCGCCCCTGAGGTCGTGACACTCCTTGAATGCCACAACCAGGGCGAGCGGAATCAGCACTAGAGAAATAACCTTAATAAAACCTATAAACCTATTCACAACAAAAATAACAACAAATAACAACAAAACACTTAAAACTTATACACACTTCCGCCGGATCGTCTTGATAATCGAGGTAATGGTGGTGAGGTACGTAGGATCTGTAGCGTACTTGCACCCTACCCCGTCGCATATCTTCTGGGCAAACTTGAACGGGTCCTTGCGGCATGGCCAGGCGTCTTTGTAGCCCGGCTTCTGGAAGAGACGTTCATGTTCCTTCAGGCAGTCGCCTACAGAGTCGAAATCCTTGAAGGCACGCATCACGGTATAATACCAGAGATTTTTGCCTGCTACCTTGCACACGGATACGATACGGTCTGGCTCCTTGAACTTCTGTTTAGGAGTCTTGAAGTATTCGTGAGTCTTCACCATGACGATATCTCCGTCCCACTGGCTGCCCTTGGTAATACCGAAGAGGTTAGCCTTACCGATAACCCTTGCACCCCATCCTGTCTCGAGCATCGCCTGGGCAGTAACGAAGGCAGGATCTATTTCTGTTTTTGCCTCCACGGCCGCAGCATACACCTGACGGGCGAAGGCTAATTGAGTTTTACTTGCCATATCTTTATATATATTATAATAATGTATACCTATGATGCATCATCGGGCGCATCTTTTTCTGAAAAGTTGATAGGCCCGCCGCCGATGTAATCTCCCTTGTCGTTAAAGTCCTTCATGCGCTTTACGAAGTTCTTCGGAAATATCGGATATATAGCCTGTATGTTTTCAATAATGGAGAATATCTCGCGTACCATCATGAACACGCAGATGTAAGTTCCTATCCATTGCATCGCGCCGACAGTAGAGCCCTCTACGGTGGCATGACTTGCAAAATTACTCAGGATCATCAGGAAGATGTAGATTACAATCTTCTTCGTGAACCTGGAGAAGAAGGATTCGCTAGACGCATCCTTGTGGATAAGATGCTTCCAAACACCAAGGAAGGTATCGATAGAGATGGCTATCGCTATCCACTTGGCAAACTCCCAGTCCTGATACACATACTGGAACCCTTCCGACACAGCCGTCAGAGGGAGCGAGGTGATTGCTATCATCGGTATATTTCGTTTATATTGTTTCATAACATTTCGGCCTTATGTTTTTTAGACATTGCAAAATTACACAAATATTCCGGAACCGCAAAGGACGCTAGCGCACCATCTGTCGCGACAGCCGGTGAACATCCAGGATATCTGCACCTGTGGCCGAAAGCATGAGGGTCCAGCCGTAGCTCTGGAGTTCTGCAGATACGAACGGAATAATCTCGCAGGTAGTAATACTCTCCCGGTCCATCCAGTAGAGTCCTTCCGTCTCCACATCTGCCATGATACGGGCATGAACCTTCGAAAGCATCTGAAGGGTGCGGTCGTTTGCTATGACTCGCTCGAGCATATCGGCATGAGCAGATAACTTCATCGCTACCGTTACAGCTATACGCTGGGTACATTGGAAACTCCTGCGCCCATCGCTCTGCATATCCACTTCTCCGTAATCTACGAACAGGAAGGAACCGGTAAGCTTATCGATGCGTTGCTTCAGTTCGTCGAACGACTGGCCGTAAATGTAGTTTTCTATCTCCGGAACCAGCTCTTTCTCGGGCAGGTTCCTGATTGCCTTGAGCACGGTAGCATATTCTTCCATACTACTCTCGCCCTTGTTGGCAATACCCTTCACAACTCCTGCAGTAGCAGGAAACTTGGCAAAATATTCGAATAAATCCAATAACATAGGCTTTTGTATTTTTGTCGCAGAAAGGTTGTCTCCCTGCCTTAATTATACAATCTTTTTAACTATCTCCAGAGGTAACCCTACCTCGTCTGCTATCTTAGCCAACTCCATACCGGTAGCCTTCAGACTCTTTACTCCCTCGATGGTCTTCTTCCTGAGAATGCGGAGATAGGTAAGCACGTTCAGCTGTTCTACCTGCCGGGCATTACCCAGTCCATCCTTGGAGAGATCGTAGAGCGCGTCGGTTGCATCGGTAGTAATACTGCTGCCCTCCTTGGGTATAAACTTGGTGAGCAGGGAAAATTCAGTCTTCGAGAAGAGGAAATTATTTACTGCAGTAAAGTTCAGAGCTATCGCCCGGAGTGTGTTGACAGGCAGTTTCTTGAACTTCAGAGCGAGTTTCTGCGCCTCTTCCGAGGAATATACTTCCTTGTCGAAGTAGAGTATCGCAGCCAGCAGAGGAAGACTTTCCTCGCCCATATCGAGCAGCTGGCGCGCCTCGATATACTGAAGGGCCGTGAGCGAACAGGTGAGCGACTTGAAGTCTGTATTGACCTCGTAACCATAATAGGCTTTCTTGTCGATAAAGATAATCGGCAACTGCTGCCGGCAGAAACAGAGATCGAGCACGAACTTATCATCTTTTTCCTGGAAGATGAACGAGAGCTGACTGGCTATAGACATGAAGTTCTCCAGAGTTCGCTCATCGCGCTTAATCTTGTTCAGGTTCCATCCCTTCATGTAGCAGAGGAACAGACATTTCACAGCACCTGGGGAAAACTGCCCACTCTCCATAAGAGAAAGCAGCTCCACCAGCTTCAGATATTGGTCAGAAGTGAGTAGTTCCCACGAGTTCGGAATTTCATGCTCTATTCCGTTTGCTCTTACGGTTATCGTCTTTTTCATAAGCTTATGGCATTAAATACATATTGTCGTCCGGACGGTTCTCGGCAGAGAAGGAAAGAAAATCGTTTCCTTCCTGAGCATCGAGGAGCATATCCACATTATGCAGCAGATCTTCCACCTCCCCGTCTAGCTGTGTGGCGAGCTGTAGCGCACGGCTTGCCTCGTCGCTGCCTGAGCGGGTGGCGGTATTGTCATCGAAGAGGTTACGGATGGTGGCAGGGAACTCCAGGATATCAAAGCGTCTGAGAGCCTTCGCCACGGTCTTCTTTACCAGGGCACGCTTGAGCATAGGCAGCGCCTTCTGGGCAAACTCAGCAAACGTCTGGTCTTCTCCTCCCTGTTCTAATCGGTCGAAGTAGGCGCCTATGCTTTCGTCGAGCACTTCTTTCTGTAGCGGAACACAACGGAAAAAGAAGAGATACGAGAGGTCGATAGGATAAATTTCATCGAATTCATCGGCAGTAACCACCTTCAGCTTGCTGAGCATCTTGTAGTAATTTGTCTTGCGCCAGTCTTCCATGGCAAGACGGATATCGGAAGGATCGTCGGAACTTATCTCTTCAGTAAGTTCGGAAATCAACGAATCCATCGCATTAAAGTAGTTCTCCATATAGGAGCGCTTCATGCCTTCCATCTCGTACTTGTAGAGATTAATATCGTTCTTTCTGCGGTTCACGGCATCGAAGATAATCTGGGTAGCTAGCGTAAGGTTTGCCATGGCAGCGCGGAGAAAATCCTTGATGCCACTCTCTTCTTCCTCGATGCTCACAATATCGGAAAACGTATTGTTGCCGATGATGGCAACAATACGCTTGCGCGCAGCTACGGCAGAACCCTGAAGGCTGTCGAAGTCGGCGCTTGTATCTGCACCAGGTGCGCAGTTGCAGAACTGCGCATAACTGGCGAAGAGTTGATTGAGTTGAAATTTCTTATTCATGCCTGTTGTTGGTTAAGTCGTTGGGATGGTGTTATATCTTCCTGCCGTTGTGGAACCTCGCGGTAGAACCCTAGCCTGCAGCCCTGCTTGTAGAGTTCCGGGAAGTTCATGCGCAACGCCCAGTTGAGCGGTTCTGCGCAGACTTCGTCCTCTGAGGTGAGCGACATGATGTAGATGAGATAATTATAATAGGTATCACTTCCACTCTTCGAGATGACTCCATCTTTATCTACTGCAGATATGGCTGCATCGAGACCAACCGAAGACAGAAGGGCTTGTTCGGTACGCTTGTCGTAGGAAATGAGCGCCTCGATATATTCCTTATACTTGAGGTCGATGGTTTCCACCTTCCACGACTGTTCGTGTCCCTGGGCATCCATGAAGGAGATGGAAGAGAAACCTTTGCCCTGGTTGTCTGCACCCGACAGATAGGAGCTGAACTTGCGTACCTCGTCACGAACATACCGTACCATGCACGACTCCTTGAAGTCTGTACCGATATCGATACCGTTATACTTCAGCAGTTCCATGCCCTTCGACTTGCGCCGCTTATTTTCCTCGCAGAGCTTGGTCATCTGAGTGCGCTTGCTCTGGATCCAGGCGTTAGGGATAATGACATGCACCTTTGCAGCCAGCGAGTTTTTCAGAAAACTGTTAATGTATCGGGCAGTCTTGTTGCTACCTTGGATGTACGGGCGAGCTCCCTGATGCGTCTCGTTTGCTCCGTAGAATTCGTCTACTGATTTCTCTCTGTGATGAGAGATCGCAGCATAACGGTAGTTGTCAACTTCGTTAAAGCTGAACTTCGGATAAACCGAGTAACTCGATAAGCCATAGGCGAATCGCCCTACTACGACCTGTTTGAAGTCTCCGTACGAAATCAATTCGGAAGCAACATCCTGGCGGGTAGTTGCCAGTCGGCAGTAACGGTTCTCCATGGCTTCGAGGGCAGCAACCGGCTTGCCCATACCTATCACCTTGCCTCGGGTAAAGCGCCACTTCACGAAGAAGTCGCCAAAGTAATAGAAGTTTTTGATGCACGTCTTGCAGAACTCCTCAACTGAAGGGATGCCGCGGGAACTCCAGGAGTCGAGCCATTCCATTACTTCAGGCTGTTCCTCGTACTTGCGTACCAGCTTGCCGTCTTCAATAGTCTGCTTGTACACGGCGAGTCCGTGACCATAGAGCATCTTGATCTCCTTGGAATAGAGACGAGGGAGCAGTCGGTTCTCCTTGATCTCCTTGGTCACTTCGTCGCATTGCTGGTTGTTGTAGCCACGCATCAACACCTGATATCCCTGTATGCCCAGATAGTGATGCTGCTGCATCCAGAGCGTGCCACCGAATGGAGACTCCAGGAGTGGCGACTGGAAGAGCTGGTCTGCACCAAAGATGGTATCGCCTTCACCTAGCTGGAAGGTGAAGGTATTGCCATCGGCAAGGTAGATGCCGGCGTTGCCATACATGTCTATTTCGTAATATTTCATAACCAATTTATTTTGTGAAGTTTAAATCCGTCTTGAGGGAAGCCCATGTACCTGATGAGAATCCGGTAGCACATCTTTGGCTCTCCATCTTCGTCTGTAAAGAGAAGGTAGTTCTCTCCATCGATGGCGAAACATTCCTTCGGCAACTGGGTTCGATACTTGCAATGCCGGCGCACCTGAAGCTTTGCGCTCGCCTCACCTCTCGCCCTGGAGTAAGGAAAGAAAACCAGAGTGAACTCCCCATCCGGCAGCTTACTGATCTCTCTGGCCCACTGGAGTGCCGTGATGCCATCCATGATGATGTTCTTACTTGTCTTGCTCATAATGATGCGAAGATAGTGAAAAATTATCGCCCTGCAAAAGACCGGCTGCACCTATTCCCCGTCATATTTCCGAGAAACGTAAGGCCTGCACCTCTCTTTCCCTTCCCAGCGGTGCGTGCACGTTTGGGTGAGGTGTTTTTGGGAGTTTTTCTCCCAGCCGGTCCGCTTGGGCTGATTATCAGCATTTTAGCATTTATACCCTTTCATTTTCCGTAAATTATTGATATGCCCGTGAAAATTATTACTGCAGAAATGCAGCGTTATTCTACGTTTATATCTCGAAATTGTCCGGTAAATCGGTAGGATATGTACTTAATTCCGCCTTTACTGCATCGGAATAGAGACCATAAAGCAGGTAAATCATCGCAGAAGGCAGCTGCGTGGTGAGTCCTGCCTGATTCTTCAGTTGCTGTTTCTTCTCCGAACTCTTATCAAGTTCTATCTTCCCGTCCGTTTTCTTCAGAGGAGATATCATGATTGCAGAGCAGAGGTTCTTGCACTCATTCTCATCGATACGGATGACAGGCAGAAGCGAACTGCGTTCACCGAAGAGCATCTGACAGAGCTTGAACTGCTGCCAATGGTATATCGTTGGCGCATCTTCGTTATAGAGTATCACCATGAAGCCATACGACTCCATGGCAGCCTTCAGATTGAGCGAGTCGGTAGTTATCTGTTCCCGTTCCTCCCTGCGCTTGTTACCGGCACGGTCTGGATAGAGATAGATAGTCTTATTTACAGCCGCAGATCCGAAGAACTGGTGCACCTCTGCCACGAGGTCGTTGTAATCCTTGGGCAGGAAGGCAAAGAACTCCTTGATGATGTCGAGACGCCTACCATAATCTTTCTTCTGAGCAACGATGAGCGACTGGAAGTTGCCAGGGTCATATCCCATGTAGAGCGGTTCCTGAGGGTCGTAATGAAGAAGATACTCTGCCGTGAGGATAAACCTATCCTTCAGATTCAGGCGAAGAATGGATTCATACTTATAGCTATCCTTGAACTGATGCTTTGCGTGGTCGTAGTTAATGAAGAACTTATTGGTTACCTCCTTGTGGCGGATGGCGCAGATAGCCGTAAGGAACTCGTCCGTATCAAGAGTGTCCAACTGCGTCTTGAAGAACTTCGGTCCCAGGATATCCTTGTTGCAGAAAGAGGATGCGCGGATATAGTAGATGGCATTGCGCCTCATATCTGCCAGACGAGGTTTCCATCTCGCCACGAAGGCATTGAGCTTAACAGACTCAAGGCGCATCTTCTCCAGAAGAACAGGGTCTTTTGAGTCTCGTTCCTGCTGCTTGAGCACGAACAGGCGGTAGAGACTTCTGTTAACTTCCAGGGCGACGGTTGCAATCTCCTCGATAAGTTTCGGGTTCACCTTCTTTTCATAATCCTCAAACCAGTCATCTTCGCCGAGGTCGACGCGAGCCGTATCACTCACACCCGTAACACCCTCATAATAAGCAGAACAGCGCACATTGGCTGGACCTCCACGTAAAGACGGGAACAGGCGGGTTTTGAGTTTTTCTCCACTATTATGCTTCATTTCTTCGACGAAAGCGTGCACGGCATTTCTACCGGCAACGGATTCCGGCTGGTCGCTTGATACCAGCTGAAGGTGGGCACCATTTCGGAATATCACGCTATGCTTAGCATAGGCTATCGGATATCGGGGTTTCCGGAAGTGGGAAGGCAGCGTGCTCTCTCCTACTACGTAATCAATACCATATTCCAGCATGGATCTCTGCTGTCCGTTCACTACTACCTGACGCGAGAAATATGCCTGTATGTTTGGCCAGACGTTGGTCATCAGCGCCACATACGTCTTGTGTACCAGGAAAGATAACTCTCCCGGCATGTCGTTGGCAACTCGTATCAGGCGAGGTCCCGTCACGCCTTCAGTCTTACCTCCGGCACGGGCTACCTCGGCAAAAAGCATATTTGGGTCGATGATGTTGGCAAGTAGCTGCATGTTGTTCATGTAGTAATGCTCGAATTCACCGAGAGTATTATCATTCAAAATCAGTTGGCTCATCGCTCAAATCCTCCACTATTTCCGCTTCCTGGATATCAGCATCACGAAGCAATCGTTTCTTTTCTGAACTCTCGATAGGTAAACCATCGATGAGAGATATATAAAAACCGCGGTTGTACTTGCCAGCAATTTCTTTAAGACTCTTTTTCTGAAAACCTAGCTCTTCTGGGGTAACCTCTGGAGTAATGAGGAACACAACTCCGAGATCTCTATCTGCCTCTGCCTGCTCAGACGCACGTCTGCGGCATTCCAGGGCTTGGTCCATACAGGCTTTTTGCATTTTATAGTCGCGCTTGGCAGAACAGAGCTTGGCAAGGTCCTCGTACTTGTTGGCAAAATCATTCTCCCAGACCTTGATGCTTACGTTGCAATCCACGTTGAAGTAAGATATCGCTTGATTGATGCGTGTCATGCAGGTGCGCACATCGAGGGTAATCTTCTGCTGTGCGGCTATGCGCTGCTTGAGTTGGCGGGCGCCACGAGTTATGTTACGCTCGTACTCGTATATTTCGGCAGCCCATTGCAGTTGCTTCAGAAAGGTCTGCACGTCCTCTGGAATGCCTTTGCCTTCACCTGTAGTCAGGAAGGTGGTAATAAGGTCCGGATGAACACTCTCAAGTTTTTCTATCTCGCTTTTCATACGCCAAACAACTTCTTTCTAAGTTTCAGTTCTTCGCGATCCTGCATCCGCTCATTCAGTAGTTTGATGGCATCGAGGTCGCCGTTTGCTGCCAGCTCGGCTATCTTCTCATCAGCCTTGAGTTGAGCCTGCTCTAGTACACCTCCGTTCTTCACCATCGAGACGCAGGTTTCTGCAATCTTCTTTAATTCCGTCTTATCCATCTTATCTATCTGATTTGTCACTATACTGCTCCATTACCATTTTAAACATACGTTCACGTTCCAGATGACGTTGGAGGTTCTCACGGTCGCCGGCACGTTTATCCTTGCGATCATCTCTTTTAATGTAGCTCTTATAGCGCTTGATATTGTCGAGAACGTTCTTGTGCTTGTGAAGAAACTCGGCAGGGTCCTTCTTGAAGAGCTTCACGAGTGCATCGAATTCAGACTTGCCCTTCAGCAGAGGATGTTTATATAGGAACTTGCCCGTATCGTTGTACGTCTTCAGCTCCTCGAATGCCTGAAGGTTGCGGATGCGGAGTTCTGCCATCGCAGCCACATCGTTCGCCTTTGGTTTCTTATCCAGAAGTTCGTCGAGTTTCTTCATCTTGCGCCATGTATTGATGCGGTCGTTATAAATAACAGTTGCCATCTGCACGTCCTCGTTATAGAGGTTATCCCAGTCGATATTAGGATATTCCTCTTCTTTTTGAACTACTTTTTTTTTGAGTCCTCGCCAGGGTCGGCAGCATCAGGCTGTTCTGATTCCTGCTGACTTTCACCTTCAGGAGTCTCTTCTTCGGTTGAAGTATTACTTGAACCATCTGCAGGTCCCTGCTCTTCTTCAGTTGAAGTATTACTCGAACCGCCTTCCGGTCCCTGTTCTCCTTCGGTTGAAGTATTACTTGAATCATCATCAGGTATCTGATTTCCTTCTGCTGAAGTATTACTTGAACCATCTGCTGGTCCCTGCTCTTCTGCAGTTGAAGTATTACTCGAACCGCCTTCCGGTCCCTGTTCTCCTTCGGTTGAAGTATTACTTGAATCATCATCAGGTATCTGATTTCCTTCTGCTGAAGTATTACTTGAACCATCTGCTGGTCCCTGCTCTTCTGCAGTTGAAGTATTACTTGAACCGCCTTCCGGTCTCTGCTCATCATCGGCTGGGGTATCGTCAATATTTTCATTCAACTTCTCGAAATAGATTCGATGATCTACGATATCTCCCTCGTCGCACTCATCCAGAAGGGCGTAGAGTATTTCGTCTGCATACCGTTTCGGGTCACGGGCGAAACGAGTAAGTTTAGGATGGCGAGGGTTTACATCCTCCAGGAGAGCAAGGTCGGCTTCAGGGTGAACAGTACCTCGAAGCTTGTTGAATAATTGCAATTTTTCTCTTCTACTAATCATACCTTATATATATTATAAAAGGTGCGCCACCTCTTGTGGCGACACACCTTTAAAATTAATCAATAATTAAATAAAATGAAAACATTAAGAAGCTGCAGTCTTACTTACCGGATGGAGAACCTGAAGCAGCCGGTTTTGCACCAGCAGATGTATCTGAATGAGCGGCAGCCTCGGCAGCTGTCACACCAAGAGGATCCTCAGCATACAGACAAGGGAGGTCTACAGATGTGCGCTTGAAGGTAAAAGTGGTGTATCGGCCGTCCTTATCATCCTTAGTCTCTGTATTATTGAGAATCATAGGGCGCTCAGGTTCGCCGACGATATACCATTGGGTTTCCTTTACATGCTTATAAAGAATAATAAACTTACCACCAGCATACTGCTCGATGAAGTTATAGAGATCCACGCGGGTACCACCCATGATGATTACCAGGTTATTCTCACCAGATGTCGTAATATCTCCCTTCTCTGTCGTAGCCGTAAATGTAGGAATATCGTGCGCATCGAAGAGATATGCCTTCAGGGTGTCGGCGGCAGCCGTCTTAAACGGCATTGCCTTGACCATGCGGTCTTTATCCGGCTGCGGGAAGGCCTTCGACAGATCAATTAAAGTTGTAGGGACCAATACTACCTGGTAAGCAATGGCAGAACCATGGGTATCTCGGTCTGTCACATCATCGATAGACGTTAGCGCAACGAACGAAGCCATAGAGACTCCTGTGCCACCTATACCGAAGGTAGATGTAGGATCAGCTAACATCTGCAGAAGCGAAACGATGCCGAGCAGCATAATGAGCGTCATGAAGAGAAGACGGCCCTTATGCTGGGCATAATGATAACCCTTGTTAGGGTTATAAGTACGAGAACGTACTGGAATATTGTTTTTCTTCATAATTTTTTTCTGAAAATGTAGGCGAGGTACGCCGTACCTCACCTACGAGTTAACAATATATATATATAATAAGGACTAACGGCCACCAGGAACATTAGGCTGAACAGCCTTGTTAATGGTTCGCTTGCCACCTACGCGACGTTCAAGCTCACGGAACTTCTCGTCCTTACCGAGAATAACCATGATGTAGTCGCCAGCCTGGCTAGGAGCCCATTCTGCGGTAATATTCGCAAACTTGTCGCTCTTGGCGATGATAAGCTGATGCTTGGTATCATCCTCGCCAATCTCGATACAGTAAGCTACGCCAGCCTTCGCATTCGTGATATCCTCGATAGCGGTTGCTGTTGTAGTAGCATCTGTAATCTGCCAGAAGCCGTTTGTACCGTTGATCTCTGCACCAATAACAGTTGCAGGGAGGTTGGTAAAGATCTGCTGGAACTCGTAATCGTTGGCATCCATGGCAGCCTTATTGTCGAACTTGCGGCCGGTAAAGGCTGCGCCACAACCTTCCTTCCAGGTACTCCAGGCACGAACCATCTCCATCTGTTCCTCCATCTTCACAGCGAACATCTCGCCAGGGAGATTCTCTACGAACTGAATATTGCCAGGAACATCCATAAACATCCAGCAAGACTTGCCCTCGTATGGGAGCCACTTAATCTGAATGGTAGAGTCTGGAACACGGTTCTTGTAGCCGTTAGGACCGGTAAAGTCCTGATCCTTGCCATAAGTCTCGCGGCAGTTAGCAAGCCACCAGTCAATATGGTTCTCGTTGAGATAGAGAACATGGTTGTCGATGGTCATGCCCTCAGAGAGGTGAGTCTTAACGTCGGTAATGAACTCCTTAACCGCATCCAGCATATTAGCTGAAGTATAAGTATTGTAGCTCTTGTTGGCAAATGGCTTAATGCTGTAATCGTGGATGTAACGGAGCAAGGTGTACCAAATACCTGTACCTGCATTGAGGTAGCTTGATGCCTGGCCAGTCTCAGGCTTTACATAAATACCACGCATACGACGCTGGTTCTGCTCGTCCTGAGCCTTCTTCAGAAGGTTGAGAAGGCAGAATTCGACCATAGACCACTTGATAGGATCAGAGCCTTCCTTGTTGAGGTAAGCGATATACTTGCGCTCAAGTTCCTTCATCGGGCCGAACTTAACCTTAATCATCGCATCATCAACATATCCCATCTCGTTTTCGAGCTGCATGCCACCCTTGTAGATCTCACCTTCCTGGTAGCCCTGAGATACCTCATCGAAGAATGCGTTGAAGAGAATGTCGCGATCCTGAACACCATAGCGAACAGGGAAGAACTCTGTAAGATTACGAAGCTCAAGGATTCGGGCAATAAGCGCATCCTGGCGAAGGATGACGAACTGGTCGCCCAATCCGGCATTATCCACGCCTGAGTAATTAGTAGAGAACTGGCCGGAAGCGAGAGCTTTGACGTTACCGAGTTCGTTGCGTACCTGATGATACTTGTAGCGTTCCTGGAGTGATCTCGCGAACGCCATCGCTTCGGTACGGAATGCCTTGCCGTCTGTCTCCTCGTTTGGCGTAGATGCTAAAGCTATCTCAGGATTAGCGACAATGCGGTTCCAGCGCTTTTTCATATCGAACATAGAATGCTCGATACCGAAGAGGTAGTTGGCATTAGTTTCGAAGCCGTTGATAGGAATAGAAGGAGCAGTAACATGAGCAGCAGGCTTGTCGTCTGCTGTACTATTAGCCATCTTCTTCATGTTCTCTGCGAGAGTGTTGACAGCTGTAGAGAGTTTCTCGAACGATACATTTTGGCTGTTCTCGTTCTTCTTTCTTGCATCATCATCGTCATCGCCTCCGTCTCCTTTATTGTTGTCAGGATCATCATCCTTTGACTTGTTAGCTTTAGATACGATGGCATAGAGCTCATTGATCTGCTTCTGATGCTCAGCCTGCTCGGCTGCACTATTCTCCGCAGCGAGGTCATCCATGAGAGTACTCTGGTACTCTTTCTGATACGCCTCGCAAAGAGCCTTATACTCATCTGCGGTAAGGCTCTTATTCTCAAACTTCTTGACGAAACCAAGTTTTTCGAGAACTTTGTTTAACTTTGCTTTGAAATTCATAAATCAATCATTTAAATATTAAAACAACTTAGATCAAACAAAAATAATATATTAGCTAAATCCGTAAAGGCTCTGCGTCCCCATATAGGCCTCTCCCAGTTCTGCCACCTCTGCAATCGCCTCCATCAAGGTGCGCTTACCGTCGATGAGACCGACTTCTTCAGCTGGAGCGGTATACAGGCTCTCGCCCTGGAGTACCTGAGCATCATCATCCAGTTCTGCCAGCTTGGAACGCTGAGATTTCACTTCTGCCAGGAACTGTTCATTCATCGGATCAAGAACATTCTTAATATAGTCTTCAGACTTACCGTCCTTCAGGTCCTCGAAAATCTTATTCTTCCGGCTAGAATTGGTAGCCTTCGCTGTAATTTTCTTCAGCCCTAACTTCTCGAAGTATGGTTCGAAGTTCCAGAAGGAACACATAGTACCGATGCATCCAACGAAGTCATGATTCGTTGTGGCGTAAAGTTTCTGACCATGACAGCCGATGTAATAGCCCGCCGATGCGCAGTATTCTTCGTAGATGGCAATGATAGGTTTCTTGACGCTTCGCAGAGTCTCGCTCAATCGATCCATGTACCATGCCTCTCCTCCTGGAGAATTGATATGAAGGAGATGAGCGGATATCTGCGGGTTGTTCTCAGCGGCAATAATATCCTGTTCTAGCTGTTTGGAAGAGAAATACCAGTAGCTGTTTGCTGTCACAACTCCGAATACACGATGATATGCGATTGTACCATCATCCAGAGATGGCGAATTGTATTCATCCGTGAGCTGTACACTTTTCGTTTCATCTCTCTGCGATACCTTGTCAGATATCGCTAACAGCGCTTCATGCGTCTCGTACTGATAATATGTATGAGTCTTGAGATATTCCCGGATCTCAGGAATACTCATCGCCTGTTCGGCTTTTTTCTGTTCGAAGCTTACCACCGTGCCATTCAACGGGAAAGCAGCTACCATCAGCTGACGGTAGGCATCCTCAGTAATCCATAGAGGTAGAGTGGAAAGCAGAAGGGTCTGTATTTCGTCCATCTTAATTAAGTTTTCTACAAAGGTACATATATATAATAGGTATATAAAAGACCTTAAAGCAATGGGTTTGCAAGCATTTTGCACTTAACGATAAGCTTCGCCTTATTCAGATGTCTGACGAGCTGAACCTTCGCCGGGATTGTTTCCGTACCTATCTCGTAAGTACGCGCATCAGGAAGTCCAACACTTGCGAGCGTGACGATAGCGCTGCGAGGAACCTTTAGTTCGTTAAAAATGCTCCCGTCCGCTATATCGACAATAAATGTCTTACTACAATCCCAGTACACACCTCCATTTTCCTCTGTCATTGAAGGCTCGAATGTGAACGGATCGGCGCTGAGGACTATGTTTCTTTCTGTGCCTCCGAGAGAGGAAATCATTAAAAGACAGGAAAACTCTTTCATAATGTTAAATTTTAGAGCGATTATTACTAATTTTTGAGTGACAGAAATTTGCACTCAGTATGTATTAAAAATAATTAAATACCCCGTTTTTTTTGGTATTTTCGAGGTGTTTTCGGAAAAAGCCGCTGCCGGTAGCGATAAAAGTTCTTCAGGAGCGCATCGGGCGATATAGACCTCAGAGAGTATCTCCTGATGAAATTGTCTACCACATCCTGGTTCCGTAACGGCCTACCCAACTCTTCATTCTCAATCATGAGTCGGTGAAACTCGAAATTGAAGAGAAGTCGAATATGCTCTTCGATTTTTTTCGCCGCATTACTGGATAGATAATTGAAGTAAGCCGGATCCTTACCAGGATGTCCATCCATCTTTGAGCGCCGTGAAGGCAGATATATCTTGAGATTACAGTCTTGCATGACGTCATGATGAGAGTCTGGCTTGGCCATACAATTCCACACCACATGATACAGATCTGTGGTGTATGGTATTTTTACTCCGCCTGTTTCTGGCTCAATTTCTAGCTTTTTTTGGATGTACTCAGCCAGATAGGGCTCAATTCTAACAGACGCTGTTCGTTTCGAGAGACGTTTTTTTCTTTCCATATCGTTTTTGCTTATTTTTGCTTCCTACCATCCTACAATCCTACAAATTGCAGGCTTACGAATGCAAAGATACTAAATTTCAGCTAGTTACGCAAATTTTATCAAACATATTTTAGTCCTACACACTCATTTTTTCGTTTCCTACACGTCCTACAATCCTACAAAATGGGGTATTCTGTAGGATGAAATCTCCGAAAGCACCAAAATGTAAAAATTTCCTATTTCCTACAACGTCCTACAATCCTACAGCATTTCCTACAAAACCGCAAAAACACAAAAACACACATAACATACTGATAATAAGATAAATAGATAATAATAATAGTTCGAAAAGAAATGCGTTTGTAGGATTGTAGGATTGTAGGAAGGCATTTTTCTGAAAATCATTTTCAAAACTTCGTTTTCTCGGCTATTTTTGAAATTTTAGGGGGTACGGGGGATTTTTCGCGTCTGGAACACACATAAATGTAAAGAAATACCCACGCTCGCCCTCCCGGGTTTACGTGGGTAAAAATATGCAAAATTCAACTCAAATTTATGTGGAAAATCTTTGGTTTTCTCGAATATTTTTTGTATCTTTGTATCGTTAAATTGGGGTAATCTACACCTTTATATAAGATAGTTTTGCAACTCTTATCAGAACGGTTTATCCCCATTCTTGCCGGCGTCTGTTTCATCAAATGGAATACTGCCAGGCTTGTACTGCTGGGTATTAATATCAGCATTAGCCTCCCTATTCGCCTCTGGAGCGTTCTGAGGGGCATTCTCGGCGGGAATTTCTCCTCGTCTGAAGTCGATATTATACATCTCCATGAACTTGTCATAGTCGATGATAATTGCACTTGTAGATGTAGAGCGCTCCTTACGCACTCTTACCATCGTTTCCTGGTCATCCGGCTTTGCTACCTCGACGGTCTCCTCCCAAGTGAAGCGTCTTGATGGTACGGTTCCAACATATGATGGATGTGAGCGAAGATTCTGCTCAAGGGTAGATAATGTCGTATTCTCGCTGTTGTACCCACTTCTGTCATAAATGGAATAAACGCTACTGAGACGGAGGAACAGAACATGCGTACCAGGCTCGAAAGCGAACGTTTTCTTGTCTCCGTGCGAATCTTTACCCGTAACGCTCTTAGGCTGCTCGATGAGCATTTCTCGGCCAACAAGTACCTGCTTTGTGTCGATCATGTTATTAACGGCATTGAAGAACATAGCGAGCTTGTCTGTGCTTCGGATCAGAGAAAGCTGGAACTTAATCTTCTCCTGTACCAGGGTAAAGAATTCCTCGTATGTAAACGGAAGCTTCAGATCCGAATATTGCTCCACCAGTTTAACCATTCCTAGGAATAATGACGCTGTCTTCATCAGTCGGTCCATCTCACCGGAATTGATTACGTCACTCTTCAGTTCGCTGTAGGCTTCCTGCTTGAGTACTCTGAAGTGATCCATCACGGCAGGGCGAAGCGACAACACCTTCAGTAATACGTTAGATAGACCTATATTCTTTTCTATATTCTTGAGTTCCTCAAACAGCTTCGTTTCTTCCGGTGTTCTGTTCTTAGGCTTCGGAACCTCACATATGATAACTCGGCTCATAAGAGCATTATCATCGCGCTGAGGGGTCTCCTGACCACAGATAACCACAGGTGCAAATACCTTGTCGTTTTCGATATCTCTTCCAGAGGTTCCACGGCGCTTCTGCTTACCATCTCCGTCATACACGATCCCCTTCAGAGCTTGAAACTTGGTGTCCGAGATATCTTTATTATTGTACTCATCGAGCACGACCGGGACATCCCGAAATGTACCCATGATGGTGCTCATTGCCGCATCAGTACCTGTATTGAGGTTGAATATCGGAATAGTAGGACTTATAAACAGAGATCGGATAGATATCGCAATCTGAGTCTTACCAGAAGACATTGGGCCCATAAAAAATGGAGCCGTGAAAAGTCTGTCCAGACAGTGGATATTACTTCTGAAGGCGCACATCAGAGCGAAAACTATCGCCCATTTACCATTATCATTAATTTTGTACACCTTGTTCATTAACGATGCCCATTGTTCGAATGTGACCTGCTTGTTAACAGGTATATCTTCATACACGAGCTGAGATATCAATTCATATTTATCAGATTGCCTCCCGGATCCGGCATATATGGTAGAAAATGCAGGGAGATAGTAATTCATATGATTATGAGTCACCACGCCCAGCTCATTAACCTTCTCAAACACATATTTACCGTTTTCGTCTTCATGCGCTATACCGTTAGCGAAGGCGAAGAACTGTTCATCAGTCTTTCGACTCATTCCTTCAGACTGCTGATTTCCGTAAGTCTGTATCTCACGGCATTGAACGAAGTGGCGGCTCATATATTCCTTTATTCGTCTCCACTGCCACTCTTCTCCGTCTGTGAAGTTCACGCCTTCGTAGTTGATAAGAACATCCTCGATAGTACTCATCTTCTTCAGAGAGCTCGACAGCACCTCGATATATAATGGCTTGTCGAAGTATCTGCGGTTCACCTTCAGTACTCGCTTGTTCTGCTCGAAATCTTCGTTAAAGATATGAAGAAGAGGAACCATATAGAAATCGGCTACCTGCGAGAAACCTCGTCCATTCTTGTTCTGAAACATGTAGCATACCGGTATGCCCTGCTTATTCAGGCGAGGATAATACTTGCACTCGCGAAACATCTGGGCGTACTCGCCTTCTCTTGCGTAGCTCGGAACCTCATCGCCATCGAAATCGTCATCATACAGGTCATCCTTCAGTGCATTCGCTTTCATGACATTTTTGCGCTTGCTGACGAATGGCTTACGGATCTCATCGAACTGCCCCTTAGATAGGCCCAGTTTACTGCAGTAATGGTTTTTGTTTACTGTGATGACAGTCTCCTCTGCATAACTAGTCAATTCTATACACCTGGTAATGATCGGAACCTTGTCACCCAGAAAACCAGACAGTAGGTCTCCATGTATGCGTATATAGAAGTCTATGAAGGATTCTACTTTATCCTCGTGCATGACTCTTATCTGCGAGATTCCTGCCTTGAACATCTCGACCAGGGCGGAGAGATAGCTGCTATCATCGCCCGTTGTCGTATCTATGCTGCAGCCCTCTTCAGTTGTGGCTAGATAGCAGCAGATTCGGCGGAGGTTCTGGATATCGGTAGCCGACGGAACGCCTGCTACGTACACAATCGGATTATCTCCGTAAGACTCCATGAACGTATCGATAGAAGATGTCACGATAGCAGGCTCGTTATTTCTCAGATTATCCTTCAGCTCATCAAGTCCAAAAATACCCTGTTGCATATCCTCTTTCTTGAGACCCTCGGCATTACGTCGGATATCCCGAACTTTATCTTCCAGAATAGTCATCTTCGTATCGAAATCCTTAGTCATGCTCTTCATATATTCAAGACGCAGTCCGGCATCCTGCACGCATGCTACTAGATTAGCGATAGTATTCATGGCTGAAGCGATTGTAGCCTCGTCCTTGCATCCGCGAGGAACCAGCATTCTTTTCATCGCTTTAGGGAATGTTTCAGTCGCATCGATTAACTTCTGTTTTACGCCATCCTTACAGAGCTGACCGTAGCTGTCTGGATCATATCCCTTCGGCAAGCGAACGCACCTGACGCTCGCTCCTGCCGTCAATAACAGTTCACTATTCTTGACGGCAGCCTTAATCCCTGCGCTGTCCGCATCGTAGATCATTACAACAGACTGAGTGAAGCGCATAATGAGTTTTACCTGGTCATCGGTAAATGCTGTTCCCGATCCACCGATAACGTTCTCGACCCCATATTTATGTAGAGTGACAACATCGAACTGCCCCTCTACGAGATAAGCAAAACCCTCTTTCGCTATCGCCCTTTTTGCTTGGAATAGTCCGAAAATATGCCGACCTTTTCTGAAAATGGGCGTCTCTCCGGTATTAACATATTTGCCAACTTTATCGTTCGGAGTAACAATTCTTCCGGAAAACGCAACGACTCTTCCAGACACGTCGTAAAACGGGAACATTACGCGGTCTCTGAAGAAGTCATAGTTTCTCCCGTCTTGAGACTTACCTACGACTCCGACATCTTCCAATGTCTGCAGACTGTACCCATTCTCTACGAGATACTTCATCGCTACATTACCATTCGGGGCATAGCCTACTCCATATTCTGCAAGCACCTTATCCGTATACTCGTAACCGCGTTTTTTAAGGAAGCTCTCCGCTTGCGAGATATTGCCCTGGTAGAACTTTGCGGCAGCAGCAATGGCTATACGGCGAGATTCAAGCAATTTATACGCAGCGTTTTCTTCCGGAGTAGATTCTTGTTCCGGAAACTCAACATCAGCGAGCTTGCAAGCTATTCGCAATGCCTCGTTAAAAGTTATCTGGTTGTATTTCTGCAGAAAGTCCAGAACGTCTCCATGCTCACCACACACGAAACAATGGTACGTCTGTCTAGCCTTATTAACCATCATCGAAGGATGGCTGTCATTGTGGAACGGGCAGATACCCTTGTAATTAATGCCCGCCTTCTGAAGATTAATATAGGCGCCTATCACATCAACAATATCAAGTTTACTCTTGACATCGCTAATGAAGTCTGAGTTGATTTTCATATTTCTTATTTTGTTTAGTCGAACAGATTGAGCTGTAGAGAATCGAATGCTTCAGATATCGTAATATTGAAGTATGCTGCCACAGCTTTATACTCTTCTGGTTTTATAGCCTTACGGCCGAAGAAAATATCCCAGTATCTTACCTGGTTAATACCAGTCTCCTTAAAAAAGAACTTGCTTGGATGAAAGTCCTCAAGATGACGGAAGCGATACTCAAGCAACTTCTTCAGGCGATTCTCCTTAACAACCTGATGCTTGTCGTCCAACCTATGGCGAAGCGCATATAATCGAACGGCCATTACGGAACGATTGAGTTGTCGGGCCATATCCTCAAGGCTCATTCTTCCGTAATTTTCCACCAGGTATGCAATTTCGTTTTTGTTCCATTTTCTATTACTCATAATCACATATTGGTCTATTATTATACTCGACGTATCTCTTTAATTTGAGACAGAACCAGCCATTAATGCAAGCTCTGCCTTCTTTGCAAATTGCGCATTTCTCATACATAAGCTATTTTGTTTTTATATGCTCCAGGTAATATGCTGTCACCTGCGCTAGTGATCTTAGCTGGAGCTTAGCCTTAATATTCTCCCTATGCCGTTGTACGGTTTTTACAGATATATAAAGACGGTCTGCGATCTCCTGGGCGCGCAAGCCTTTAGATATAAGTTCTACTATATCTAACTCACGATCAGTAAGCTTAGAGTCTAGTTTAGGCTTGCAGATGACACCTTCCATTCTGCATTCGCCACGCAACGGGCACTTGACCTCCTCAAAATGAAAGAAACCGTCTGCGTCGATATCAGGAGTATGTGCATCATATTCGCCGAAATTACATCTGCAGAACCTAGATACAATGTTGAATTCGTATACCTTACGATTTAGTTCGCTCGCCGTATACAGCTCACACAGAGCCCTAAAGGTTTGAGGATATCTGGTTTTAATTAGGTCTAGCATCTCCTCGATAACTTCGCGTCTGTCGGCTGTAAGTTCCTGGACAGGTTTGCCCAGTTGCTTATACATAACATCACCTTCTGGTGTATTGTAAAACTCGACTGACTCCATACTTACTCCTCCGGAAAAAGTTCGCTCTCCTGCATACCTAGATACTCAGCGACAATTCCTCTGCATAGAGCGTTCGGCTTGGACTTGCCTTGAATCCATCTGTAGACGGAATTATTAGATACCTTGCATTTCTCCGCAAGTGCTTCTACAACCTTACAACGAGGGTATGGAAGACTCTTCATGTACTCACTAAAACCCATATTTTTTAAAATTTTTGTTTGAAATCATCATTATGTGCGACAATTTTTGTATATTTGCACCGTGAGAATTATTAACACGCTGCAAATATATAACATTTCAGTGATACTACCAAACATTTCACTGATTATTTTTATATTTTTCAGCATTTTGTTTGAAAATAAGATATTATGAGTACAGAAACAACAGCAGAAACTATCAATGAGCGCGTAAATAGCATCATTGAAAAAGAGGGTCACACCATCGCTACATTTGCTAAGAAAATCGGTGTGCCATGGACAACGATCAAAAACATCGTATCTGGGCGAAATGCTCCTAGTTACGATATTATCGTGAAGATCATTAACGCGGTAGATTGGGTTGATGCCAACTACCTGGTAATGGGTGAAGAACTCACGAAAGGCAATCAGGGCAACCTGTTGACAATCGTTGAGAGACAGAATAAGACTATCGAGAGCCAGCAGAAGACTATTGATAGGCTTACCAAAAAGATGTTAGAAAACTAA